TCCAAGCAGATTTACTAAGTTTTCTACTTTTATATCCTAAGTTTTTTCCTACTCCAGTCTGTGATGTCCATGTTATATTTGAGGGTCCACGTTTCCTAGCAAACCTACGTTTACGTCCAGAGAATCTACCACGTTTAGCAGGTCTTCTAGAAGAACCTAAATACTTTCTTTTACGTCCATAAGCCATAGTTTCAACCAATTACTAAGTAAGGGATTCGTGTCTCGGCTCACTTCGTTCGCTCATCTGCGGAGCAGATGTAACCTATTTATAGTAATTCCATACATGCGTTCGGATTGTATGGGTTATCCGGCGGGACGATCCGCTTACGCGGGGCTCGGGGGGCCTCGCCCCGCTCAGCTCCTGGCGGTGCTGGTACTGGTGGGGGGGTGATATAGTTATGTTATGTCATGTCATTATCATTATGAGGTCATTGCTTACGTTAATTTATTTTTTTATTAATTAAACTCAATACATTCAACCCTTCTAAGAAGGGCATCTATTTGTGGATGTGACTCTCCACCTAATCCACAGAAACATTGACTTGGATGATAATTACTGGTTACAATAAAAGTAGTAGCGTATAGTGGAAGCATTCCACCCTTCGTCTCCACAAGGCACTTGTATCTGTCAAACCAGCGTAGCAGGTGATTGATATCAATACCCTGAGGCCCAAAGTCATCCAATATTACTTCTTCTTCGAGCAAGTAGCCTGACCACCACTTGGTCCTGGGTTCTTTGATGTACGCATCGGGAAGAAGACGGTGGGCCTCTCTGGACTTACCTGCACCGGGTCTCCCATAGAACCACTTTGCTGAAACAGATGAGCGTTCCACTGGTCTCCTTGAGGAAAGATAGTTTCGTAGCAGGTTGTGTCCGGAATAGAACCATGTTCCGGGATTGGACTCAATGAACTCATCCAGGCCAGATCGTCCTCTAGAGAGGTCGGCAACAAACTTTCTAGCGATCTCATCTCGGTTAGAACCTCCTTCTCCTTTTGCAGGTCTTTCACCATATTCTGTAAAAGATCCATCTTTGCTGCAGTATCTGAAGTTAGCGTCTGGAGAACCATGAGCGTTTTCGATATGACATCTAGGGAGATATCGACTCTTGATTGTATTGAAACGATATGGTTTCTTAAAGATGATATATCCTTGGAGGTGTGGTGTGCCTGATTCTCCAACCTCGCAGCCAATGACTGCATATCGCGACTCAATTTCGCAAACTCTTTTGATAGACTCGAACTCATCTTCGGTATAGTTATTAAGAGTAAAAGCGTATGCTTTTTTTGAGGTTGGGGGCATTTGGTGTGATTAGAATGGATACACCGGGTCCAATTTATAGACAAATTGAAAAGAATCCGAGGGTAATACTAAACCTCGGATTCCGTATAAAATTAAAACACTAATAAAATAATCATTACAAAAACGTCATTGCTCACGTCTAAACAGTATCCCCAGTAAAAGACAAATCATGATATGCGAGAATAGGTAAACTATACTCAGGAGAGGGATTAGACTGTAAAGGCGTTACAGTTACAACAAATACAATTTGATTTCCAAACACAGTTCCATGTGTCTCTTGATCTATCTTCTGAACCTTTAATCTATGTTCCAAAGTGAATGACGAATAAGCATTCGACATAATAGCAGTCTTCCTATACAATACTCTACCAAACCTTCTTGTGAAGTCAGGACCAGCATCAATATTACTACCATAAACAGTTGCCCCAGCAAGCAAACCAATATCAGGATTAACAATTGTGTTAACAACACTAATAGTAACCCCAAGTTCTTCAGTAATGGTATCAGGACAAGTGACAGTAATGCCCACTCTACCACCACGTATAACAAGATCAGTCTCATCAAACGTGACACTAGCACCACCTTCATCAGTTATCTGTAAACCTCCAGTAGTTGTCCAAAAGGCAGTTGTGGCACCAGGAGTACCAACAAACGTAGGGAATACAAGGGTATTTTCACCAGTACCCTGAACACTACCAGATGTAGCAACACCAGGACCTACTCCTATAGATCTATAATGTTGAACAGCTAATGTGTCATTCCATAATTTACGTCTCCAAGCAGATTTACTAAGTTTTCTACTTTTATATCCTAAGTTTTTTCCTACTCCAGTCTGTGATGTCCATGTTATATTTGAGGGTCCACGTTTCCTAGCAAACCTACGTTTACGTCCAGA